CGTGGCTCAAGGAGCAAGGGGCGGCAGCGGGCGAACAGCTGCGGCAGTTTAGTGCTACAGTGGGGCAAGCACTCACTCCGGTCGGCATCCTAACGTCGCTCCTGAACGCGCTGTCGGAGCCCGTTGAGGCGCTTTTGGTGCCGATCACGATGGTCGTGTCGGCGCTGTCACAGGCACTCCTGCCCGTGTTCAAGGCGACGTTCCCGATCATCAAGACCTTCGGGGTGCTGCTGCTGACGGTACTCCAGGGCATCTCGACGGTCTGGAACGCCATCGTCGGCACCATCGGGAACATCTTCAAGTCGCTGTCGCAGATCAGCATTTTGGGCTGGCGGCCATTGAAGTTCCTTGAGGGGACGGCAAACTTCTTCCTCGGGCTCCAGGTGGACACCAAAGCCCTGTCCGACGCGCAGAAAGAGCTGCGCGACCTGACCTGGGAAGAAGCGGCGGAGCGCGCGAAAAACATCGACGCGATCAAGAAGACGACCGAGGCCCTCCGCAACGTGCCGAGTGGCTTCAAAATCGCGCTCGCTCGGTTCCAGGCGGCCACGCCTGTGCAGTCGTTTGCGACCGGTGGCTACGTCCCGCCGACGCCGGGAGGCCGGATCGTCCGCGTTGCCGAGGGCGGCGAGGGCGAGTACATCGTGCCTGAGTCGAAGATGGGGCGCTCTCTCGTCGTCAACGTCGATCTGCGGAACTCGACCATTTACGGTGTCGACGATCTCGACCGCCGCATCACGACGGCGGTGGGACGGGCGATGCGCCAGGCGCGCATGGCGACGTACGGGGTGACGTGAGATGGCATTCGCGAAGTTCGACGGTTTCGAAATCAAAGTCCGAAGTATCACAGAGAGCTACGAGGACATCGCCGAAACGGGCCGCACAGCAGGCGGGAAAGAACGGCGTGACGCTATAGCAGCGAAGCGAGCGTGGGAGGTGGAGACACCTCCCATGCCGCTTTCTAAGGTGACACCTCTGGAGACTCACTTGCGCACCATCGTATGGGGCTACGGTGATTGGTGGTATCGCGATTTCGGCGACGAGTCGAACACCGTGCGCGCCCGCATCGACGCTGCGAGCTGGACAAAGACGCGGGTGCAGGGCGTGCCCGGCTACGTGCAGGTATCGTTCCGCGTCATCGAGCAGTGAGGTGAGATCATGGCTTGGCATAGCGGAAAGCCTGCGGACAACGATTTTCTATCGGTGTCCGTCCAGCACATTCGAGAGAACTTCGCGGAGTTGGAACCCCTGCATCCTCACATCGCGGAGCTTGTCGATCTCACGACACTGCACCCGCACATTACAGAGCTTGTCGATCTCACGGCGCTGCAACCCCACGTCGCCGCGCTCCTCGACTCCCGCATCGTCGACCACAACCTGGACGTGGCGGACCCGCCGAATGGCTGGTATGTGCGGGGGGCGAATGGGCTGCAGATGTGCTACTTTCTTCGGGTGTCATCAGGGAGGTCTATAACGGCAGCCTTTGGGGCCCTTTTCTCGGATATCCATGTCCAACAATGGACTTTCCCGGCCGCGTTTTCCGTCGCTCCTCTTACGCTCGGGATGGTACAGAAGGACTCCATAGCACACCCATACCTTAAAGCTGTGACAAGTGCGACCAACTCGTTAACGTATGTAGCTATCGCGCCGCAATCGGGTACGTTCGATCTTGTGGAACATCTGTTTGCGATTGGGGTGGGGGCCGCATGATGCGGATCACGTACCTACCTCAGCGCACCGACCGCACCCTTTCTTACGAAATCAATGGCGAGGTTATTATCGCAACCCTCGACGGCCATAGCGACGTGTTCGACCTCTCGGGTCTCCCTGACGGCGAGGCGGCGGAGATTGTCTCGGTACTTAACCCTTGCCCTGTGTTGGCCGCCAAGCGAGTGGATGGAGAGCTGCACATTACTCTGCTTCGGGCGATACCTGCGCGCCCGAGCGATCCGCAAGAGTTGGAAGTATGGAAACGCCTCTGGACCGACGACCTGGAGGTGGTCATCGGTGGCTGAAATCTGCTGGCGTACACAGGCCGAAATCGAGGCGGAACGAGAGGCCCAGGCGTGGGCCTCTCTTCGCGAGGAGCGCAACCGCCGCCTGGCGGAGACAGACTGGATCATGCTCCCGGACGCTCCAGTTCCGGTGGGCACCACACGGGAACAGTGGCAGGCGTACCGGCAGGCCCTCCGCGACGTACCACAGCAGCCGGGCGCGCCTTATGACGTGGTGTGGCCAGAGCCGCCTGTGAGCGAGGGATAGACGATGCCGACGATTGCGCCAGAGAGACAAATCTATGCAGACCTGCTCGTTGGACGCCCTGACGGCGTGACGTGGGAATCGCTCAAGGATTATCTCGCGTCCGCCACCGTCGAGCTTGGTGACATCTCCGGCGTTGGTACGGGGCAGTCCGGAGTCGATGGCGTTGTGCGCCGAGCGAGTTTCGTCCTTCGCAACGACCGTGCGGGCATACCTGGCGACTCGTTCTCTCCCCGAGATCGTAACAGTGCATGGAATCGATTCGACGTGGACGGCGACGGGACGCCAGAGTATGCTCCCCTGCTGTGGCCGAACCGCGAGGTCATTCTGCGCGTCCGTATCGACGGCCCGGTAGGGCAGGGGACGACCGCCGTAGTCGACGATCTCGGCATGGCAGACGGCGCAACATCGGTGTTTGCCCTGGCCGCGAGGCCCGTCGTCGAGGGCTCGGAGACGGTTGCGTTCAAACTACCGTATCGCTGGACGGACTATGCCGGCAAAACGTGGGCCGAGCTGACCGATCGAACGTGGGTGGATATCAAAGAGGAGCAAGGGCTCGCGCGCGGTGTTGACTACACTATCGACTACGAGGCGGGCACCATCGCGTTTGCGACGACGCCCGAAGCGGGCGTGTTCATCGAGGCCAAGTATGGGTATTGGGCGACGCTGTTCCACGGCCTCCTTGGCGACGCGATTCGCACCTCCGGCCCGACGGTCGAGTGCGACGCGCGCGACCTTGCGAAGCGGCTGCAGGATACATACATTCTGACGCCTCGCGAGTACGGTAGCGAAGCCGGGACGCCTGCGGAGACCGTCATCCAGCAGATCATCGACGACAACCTGGGCCCTGGTGAGGTGACGCTCTATTTCCCAAGCGGTACGGCGTCCGATCCGCGACCCATCGCCGAGTCGCCTGGGTTCATGGTTACGCCCTACGTCGTCGAGTACATGAGCGTGTGGGACGCTATCCAGCAGGTGGCGGCGCAGTTTGGATGGTTCCTGGGCTACCGCTGGCATCCGAACACGGGACGGATGCAGCTCATTCTGATGGAGCCGCCGAGGAACAAGGACGCGTCGACGGCGGACTTCCACTTCTCGTGGGAGGACGACATCTACACGCAGGATTTGGAGATCACCGACCGCGATATCCGCAACATCGTGACGGTGACGTTCCGCAACTCGGCCACAGGCGAGCGCGAGAGCGTGACCGTGCAGGACGACACCTCCATCGCCACGTATGGCCCCCGGGCCATGCAGATCGAGGAGGGAGATGCATCGCTCATTGACACGCCGGAGGAGGCGCAGAGGCTTGCAAATGCGGCGCTCGCCGACCTTAAGGACATGACGGCGACGACGCAGTTGCAAATGCCGCTCCTGCCGACACTCGATGTGTTCTCCGGCATCGTCGTGACCGACCCGAGACTCAGTAGCACGGACGACTTTTACGGCGTCGAGTCTGTACGACACACGCTCGACTTCGAGGCGCGCCAATTCCGCACGGAAGCCGTCGCCGCCGGGCGCGTGATCGGCGGGCATCATCGTTGGCTCCAGAAGCAGACGAGGCCGGGGCAAGCGGCACCGCCGCCGCCAGAGTTGGTCGTGGGCGGCGGGCGTGTGCTGCCAAAGCCGACAGGTCTTGTGGCTCGCGGTATTCTGCGCGGTGTGGCGCTCGACGTGCCTGTTCCGCCTGTCAATGCGAACCGGTGGGCCGCAACGGAGGTGCATCTATCCGCGACGCCGGGATTCACGCCTTCTGATGCTACCCGAGTGGCAGGCGGGCGAGAGACGCATTTTGAGATCACAAGCGGCTTGTCAGCGGGGACGACGTACTACCTGCGGGCGTTCTATGTGGACGTGAAGGGGAACAAGAGCCCGGCGAGCGACGAGGTAAGCGCCACGGCGGGGCAACTGCAGACGGCGGACTTGGCGCCACAAAGCATCAGCCAAATCGTTGTGCACAGCTTTCCCGATCTAGTCACCACGAATTCGACTTCTTATGTGACGATGCCGGACATGGACCAGACTTTTGAGGTTACTGAACCAGGAACCCTGTTGATCGTTGCCGTGGCGCCAGTCATCGGATTGTGGATGCAAAGTGTCTACTATTTAGTATACGTTTACCCACAAACCCGCCTGCTGATAAACAATCAAGTCGTGGAGGAGGACCCGCTACCGCCGGATCGTGCGGACATGGACACGATGGTTTATGCCATTAGCCCGGGAAGTTTTTACGTCAAGCTTGAGTTTGGCAGCCAAGACACGTACCCGAAGAACATAAACGTCAAGTTACAGTGGCGCATCGCGCAAAATAACGTAGTCCCGGATTTACGCGTGCTCCGATCTCTGCGTCGTGCAATCACGTTTACGTTCCTGAAGCGATGAAAGGGTGGTTTGTGGTTGATCTCGCGGTGTAAAATGGGACACGCGGAGACATAATGCAAGCGAGAAAGTCATTTCCGTTTTCCGGGGAGGCGAGACCATGCGGATTAGAGCGACGGTAGCGGCGCTGCTC